TAGTAATGATATTACTACAACAGGCAAAGTTTACTACGCAAACGTATTTGCAACCGAAGGTGATTTACCTAGCGCCACAACTTATCATGGCATGTTTGCTCATGTACATGGAACAGGTAAAGGTTATTATGCTCATGCAGGTGCATGGTCTAAACTAGCAAACGAAGCAACAACACTTGCTGGGTACGGAATTACAGATGCTGCAACTTCAGCACAAGGTACTAAAGCAGACAGTGCATTACAAGATTTAACAACAACTTCTATTACAACACTTGCAGATGTTTCAACAAGTTCACCAAGTACTAACCAAGTACTTAAATGGGACGGCGCACAATGGTCGCCAGCATCAGACGCAGTTGGTAGTGGTGCTATAACTGCAACTATTGGTGGAGCAACACAGGCAAATCCAGTTGTAATTAGTACAACTTCTGCACATGGATTCTACGAAGGACAACCTGTAACTATTACAGGTGTTGTTGGTATGACAGAACTTAATGGTAACGAATACTATGCAAACATTACTAGCACATTAGAGTTTGCTTTGTATTCTGATAGTGGATTAACATCAAGTGTTAACGGTACAGGATTTACAGCATACACATCAAGTGGTACAGCAACAGGTGGTGCAACGGCTGCTGAAGTTGGTAACTTTGTATTCACAGGTTCAAACATTGACACTAGTGACAGTTCAGGAATAAACTTTACTCCAGGTGTGTTAATGCAAAGTGATCTAACTGTTGAAAACGATTTAACTGTCAATAACTTGCTCACAGCAGCACAATTTTCAGTAACAGATTTCACAACAACAAATCATACAACAACTAACTTAACTGTTAGTGATACGCTATCAGTAAAAACTATCGCTCAAACCGATACTGGAACGCCACAAATTACAAGTAGTTCAACTCTAGTTTTAGATACACAAGACGGTGTAAGAGTTACTGGTGCTCCGTTTAGATTACCTAGTTTTACAACAACAGAGAAAAATGCATTGTCGCCTGGGAACGGTGATATGATATATGATTCTACGTTGAATAAAGCACAGGTATATGAAAACGGTGCTTGGGCGAGTCTAGTATAGGTATAAAGCATGGCTGAAAAAGAATATATTGTCACAGTAAAAGCCGGTATTGATCTTAATGCATTTGATGCAGAAATGGTTGCATCATTTGGCGATGAAACTATTCCAAGCAGAAGCGTTGAAATTGCAAATGCACGTCCGGCCTCACAAAGAAACACACATTATTACTTGTCAGATGATGAAGCAACTACACTTGCTAACGACAGCAGAGTAATAGCAGTTGAGATTCCACCAGAACAAAGAGATGATATTGAGATTACACTTAGAGCAAGGCAGTCAGGAACATTCTATAGAGGTTCCGGCAGCGCAGGTAACATTGATAACTGGGGACTTAAACGTTGTCAGAGTTTAACAGAAAACTATGGTAATGGTAGCACACCTTCCGGCGAACAGATAGTTACACAAATAACAGAAGATTACTTGTATCCACTAGATGGTACAGGTGTTGATGTTGTTATTCAAGATTCGGGTATTGAACCCTTGCATCCAGAATGGCAAGATGCTAACGGTGTTTCTAGATTAGTTGAGCTAGACTGGTATGATGGATTCAGCGGCGGTGGCTCAATGCCTGCAGAACATTACACAGACTATCATGGCCATGGAACACACTGCGCTGGCACAGTTGCAGGTAAAACATTTGGTTGGGCAAAGAATGCAAAAATATATGCAGTAAAGATGATTCCAGGAACAGCAGATCCTAATGGTGGTATTCCTATTTCAGATTGTTTTGATGTTATTAGAGAATGGCACAATAACAAACCAGTTACAAGCACAGGATATAAAAGACCAACTATTGTTAATATGAGTTGGGGATACGGAACTAATATTCCACAAGCAACAACGCCAGTAGGCGGAAGTTACAGAGGAACTAATTGGTTTTGGGGAACAACATACAATAATGTTTCCGACTTATGGGCAAACACAGGTGTTGTACCTTATGTAGGTTCAAGATGGAAAATACCTGTACAGGTTGCATCAGTTGATGCTGATGTAGAAGAACTTATTAATGCAGGAGTACATGTCTGTATTGCAGCAGGAAATGATTATTACAAAGTTACAACTTCAGGAGAAATTGATTATAATAACACAGTTTCGTGGACTAGTTACGGAACACAGTTTTACAATAGACCTCCTTCTCCATATGCAACAGGAGCATTTAACGTAGGAAACATTGACAGTAGAATTCTTAACGATCAAGATGTAACAAAGCCAGACAGCATGAAAGGCCCAGCGGTAACAATATGGGCACCTGGTACAAATATTATTAGTGCATGTTCACAGATATCAGAAATAGGTGGCCCAACACCATATAAATTAGATCCTGCATTTGGACAGCAATCTATTAGTGGTACAAGTATGGCATGTCCGCAAGTATGTGGTGTAGGAGCATTACATTTACAAGCAAAGCCTGAACTAACACCAGCACAATTAAAGCAAGAAATAGAAGCAAATTCGCCACAAGCAATGTATTCAACAGGGCTTTCAAATGATTATAATGCATATACTACTAGTATTATGGGGTCTGAAGGTAGAATATTATACAACAAATATAAGACAGATGAGTCACATAAAATTCAAGGTAGTGTTACTATCACAAACTTAGGTATCGCATAAATACAGTAGAGGAACAAATATTATGGCACTAGCATTTCCAAACAGTCCTTTAGTAGGAGACCAATATACAAGCGGTGGCGTTACATGGCAATGGAACGGTACAACTTGGGATATCGTTATCTCTGGTGGAGGCGGTGGAGGCGGTGGTTCAAGCCTATCATTTGCTACTATTGCAGTATCAGGACAAGATAACGTTTCAGCAGATAGTGGAGCAGATACACTAACACTAGTTGCTGGTGCAGGAATGTCTATCACTACAAATGCTAGTACAGATACAGTTACACTAACATCAAGCGGCGGCGGAGCAGGCGGAAATATATTTTCAACTATTTCAACTGATACAGGTGCAGATGTTGTAGCAGATGCTTCAACAGATACATTAACACTTACAGGTGGAACAAATATTCAATCAGTAGGTGATGCAGCATTAGATAAAGTAACGCTTGATATGATTCCTTTTTCAATTGATTTTTTATCAGATGTAGATACTACAACAACAGTACCAACAACAGGACAAGTTCTAAAGTGGAACGGTACATCTTGGGTGCCAGGTGTTGATAGTACAACAGGTGGCGCAGGTACTGATGCAGATACACTAGATGGTTTTGACAGTTCATACTTTTTAAATTATAATAACCTAAGTAACAAACCTAGTTTATTAGCACTTACAGCCTTAAGCGTTGGTGCTAATGCAACAGCATCGGGTAACGGTGGACTTGCATATGATGATTCAACAGGTGTGTTTACTTACACACCACCTAATCTTACAAGTTTCTTAACAAGTGTAGCATTTACTGACATAACAAGTAAACCAACTACAATTGCAGGTTACGGAATTACAGATGCTTTCGATGGAGCATATAGCTCACTTACAGGTACACCAAGTATTCCATCAAATAACAATCAGTTAATTAACGGTGCAGGATACATTACAGGAATTGGTTCATTGTCTATTGATGCACTAAGTGATGTTGACACAACAACTGCTGCACCAACAAGCGGACAAGTACTTTCTTGGAACGGCAGTAACTGGGCACCTTCAGCATCCGGCGGTGGTGGAGATGTAAACCAAAATGCGTTCTCTACTATTATGGTAGCAGGACAAAGTGATGTTGTAGCAGACAACCCAACTGACACACTAACACTTACAGCCGGTACAAACATTACACTTACAACAAACGCAAGTGGCGATAGTGTTACTATTACAGCATCAGGTGGCGGAGCAACTGACTTTGACGACTTAGGTGATGTAACATCAGCAGGATTAAAAGTTTCAGATGTTTACTTGCCAGCAATTACACAATTGGTTGTTGGACACTCAGGTACTTCGTCATATAGTTTTGATCAATATTCTGGGGGCAATCCTACAATTTATGCAATTAGCGGAACAACTATTGCATTTAACTTACAGGGTGTTTCATCAAGTCATCCATTCCAAATTCAAAACGCAGCAGGTTCAGCATACGATACAGGACTAGTACATGTAACAGATACTGGAACAGTAACTACAGGTTCTAGTGCAAATGCAAGAACTGGTGGAATATTATATTGGAAAGTTCCTGAAGGAATATCAGGTGGTTACAGATATCAGTGTACTAGCCACGCTGCTATGGTAGGTTCAATTAATATTAAGAGTTTTGGTTCAATCTAGCATTTAAGATCTTTCAATCTTTTATCAAGCATTTTTCTAACAACAGCAATGTCCTGACGTTGTTCTGTTGCTTGTGTCATAGCCTTTGCATCATATGCAAGGTTTGCATGAACTTCATCTAATTTTTTTACTACATTAATAAGTTTTTCAAGCAGTCCGTTGCATTGCGCTTTCTCTGCTTCGTCGAGTACGTTTTGAATTCTTTCATGAAAATCTCTAACGTCTTTTTGAAATCTAGGTTCTTCAGATAGTATTAGCATCTTTGTGTAACTCCAAAATAGTTTCTATTTTTGTTCTTATTAGATTATTATTTAATGTGTTTCTAAGTCCAGTATGTAAATTCTTGGGCAAGTAATTTAAATCACACCAACTCATTGTATTTGCTTTTGTAGTTAAAAATTCTTTCTTTACTAAACAAATATAAGTTCCGTATTCAAAACCTTTATCTTGGCTCAAATACAATTCAATAGGAACAATTTTACCTTTAGAAAAATCTTCTTGTAATTCTAAACTGTCATCAATTACAGAAGTTTTTCTTGCAAACGTAGGAACAGACCACTTTTCATTCTCTAAGATTAGTAGTATTCGTTGAGTGTCTGTTGACAGATATAGTATTCCTGCTCTCTTTTGCATTAAAATACTTATGCTGGGTTAGGGTCAATTCTCCAATAACCTGGCGAGTATTCACCTTCGAATGATTTAAGCCATTCAGTACCCGTCCATTTATATTGGATGCCTGTTTTTAAATTTTGGAAATATGTTGGATTTGCTAGTGTGTTTGGATCAGCTAATGTAACCCAGTTTGTACCATTCCATTCAATAATAGCATTGGCTACAATAATAGGATCTTCACCTGTTGTTCCTTTCCATGCATCAGGGCCATCATACGCTTCATTGTATGGAGTTTCTCTATAACTTTGTCCAACGTTATCACTATCGTTAATATTATCAAGAACTAGATATCGTGTACCTAGTGGTATTGCTGTATAACTTCCCCATTTCTCAATAGGATTAAACTTGTAAGGATCAATAATAGCATCAACAGTAGCACGGGCAGCAACGCCATTTACAGTTGAAGCAATAGTAGTATTAGTTGGAATAGTATCTTGATCAAATGTTATTAACAATACTTTAGGGTTAGAAGGATTAACAGCATACGATCCAACCATTTCAAATCCTGTAGGCTGTCTAAAGTATATTCTTGCTCCTGCTTTAAATCCGCCTAATCTATCTAACACAGCATTCCAATCAATTTCTGTAGTTTTACTTTTTTGTTCTTTAACATCAATTCCTAAAGCATTTACTGCTTCATCATCGTCTACAATAGTTAAGTCATAATCGTATGGTTGATTGTTGTTTGATTTAAACAATAACACACCGTAACGTGCATTCATGTATTGAGTAGATTGTGCTGTTGTAGCATCATAAACTAAGTCATTTAAATTTGCTACATCACCAGTCTCTGTAAATATGTTTGCAATAACACTTCTAACAACTCCAAGTTTTTTAACTTTAGTTGGCGGAGAAATGTATATTGGCATTGTAAATTCTAGTGTGCATACATCAATGTCGTCGTCAACTCCTGTAGGCACGTTACGTGATGTAAAGTTAGTTGATTCTAAATTAATTACACTTAAACTGGTCCAGTCAATATAGTTGTCTGTTGTTTGAATAGCCATAGATGGATTAAACAACACTAATATTTGTTCTAGTATTTGTAATTTTTGATCTGTATTAGAAGTCCAAATATCTGCTTTCATTGTTAAGATAAAAGGAGTAGGCATAAGTCTTTCAACAGTGTATGCGTTACCTTGTGCGCCTGTGTAGTTAGGCTCACCTGTGCTTTCGTCAAATGTAAAGTCTCTTTCTCTTACACTCATTTTACTAACAAATGAAGGATCAGTTAAACGATCTCTATCAATTTGCAATCCTGAAATGTAACAAGACATACGAGGAACAGTAGGTAACTTGTTCTCAGAATTTTCTCTGATAATTGAAGCAACCTGTCTTGTAAGATCACCATACATAACAGGAATTGTTTGCTGAGTTTTATCACCTGCTTCATATTTAAAGCCTATGAAAGCTCTCATAAACTGAGTTACGTATCTTCTTATTTGTCCGTCGTAAAAGAAATCCATTAATCGTCTGCCTTGGGTCTAAGAGCTTTACTCAAACTCTGTTTCTCTTCAATTTGTTTACCACCTATATTATTAACTGTTGTGTTGTTAATAAATGAATCCTTACCTTTACTTATTGCAGGATCGTGTCCAGCAAAATCTTTACCTGCACCTACTTGACTTGGACCTAAGTTACTTCTTGTCATTCTTACATCATCTTCAGTTTTTCTCCAACGTATTCCGTCAAATCTAAACAAGCGTGTAGGTTTGTAATCAGTACGTAAGTGAAATTGTCCTTCAATAGGATTGAGAGGAAATGCTATACCTTGTGTAAACGGTGCACCATTTTCTGGTAACCCGTCACCAATTAGATAACCTTTATATGCATTACCTTCTGGTGTTTGGTATGCAGTGTCAGCAGTAACAGACATATAAACTT